TCGTATCCAGCGGCAGAAGATCAATAGCACCCTTGAGACCACCCTTTTCGCTGAAACCAAGCCATTTATCGACAGGTATAAGCGCATTATTGTCGCCCTCGGTCATTAGACGCTGAAGCGCTGGCTGCGATGCGTCGTACACACCACGCACTCGTAGGGCCTTCACCAACCCGTCAATGCGGTCAGACAGGATATCCAGTTCCATCGCCTGATCTTGATAAAGCAAAAAATCAGGGACGGGAATCAGGTTGTCGCTGGTGGTGGTCGCGTATAGCGGCTTCGGGCACGGGAAGAACCCTTCCAGGCCCAGCGGGTCATCGCGCTCGTCAATCAGGTCGGGCATTCCCTTGCAAAGCCAAGAAACCTTGTTGGTTTCCTTGTCCCAGATCTCACAAATCTTTGCGCGATTGTTATTGCGCTTGCTTTCGTTGTACGCATTCAGGGTTTCCGGCCCCTGATCCAGCGGGATCTGCTTGGCCTTCTTTTCGCCAAAACGCTCTACAAGCGCGTCATGGGTCATAAACACCCAACGCCATACGCAGGTCACTTCTTCCCACGTTCGAGCCGTAGAGTGCCCAAAGTCGCGCCAGTGGACGTAATCAACGGGAGCGCACTCGTACTCGATCTGCTCTGCCACTTCGCCAGCTTCGCCAGACTCAATGTCTTCCGTGACCTGCAGACCGTCATCATCGATGCCCTGTGGGGCGACGTGCGGCTCATAGCGCACCCATGCGACACCACGGCCACCAAGGAACCGATCCTCAACGCAGTGCTTCATCGCAGCGCGGAAGTCTGGGTAATGCTCGATTTCAAAGTCCAGCGCACGTTCGAGCAGGTTAGACGCAACACGGCTTACGGGGTCGTTGTCGCCAAAGCGGCGCGAAACGTCAGCCGTGGGCATACGCGCATAGACGGCGGGGATCAGCGTCTGGACGTTAGACCACAGAATGTTGAACTTGGCTGTCTCATTGCGATCCTGGCCCCGCGTGTCATCGCGGTAACGCTTCAGGATCTTCTTGACGCGCGCAGTCCATTTGGCGAACTCACTGTCATACGCGCCAATGACGTTTAGGTACTTTTCAACGCCAGTGCTGACGGGTTCTTCCATTATTGAATGCCTCTCTGGGCTGCTAATTCGCGTCGTTTCATTAGGGCATCAACCAATTGTTGGTTGATAAGTTGGTAGGCATTGCTTCCCCTAGTCTGAAGCGCGCCAATTGTTTGGTCATGAACAGCAGACGGCGAAATAACTTTGCCTGTTTTATCAGTTCTGCCAGACAATTCTCGAAAAATGCTGCCATATGCATCAGGCATAAATTCTTTTACTAGTACGTTTCCGGCAGTACCAACGTATTTGCCACTGAAATCTGTTGCATATGTAGGATTCTTTGATTTCGTGATTGTCAGGGGATCTTTTTTATGCGAAATGACTGTGTTCAAGCCATATCCTCTACCAACCCCAAGCAACGACGGATCAAGTATGGAATTAGCAATATCTTGCCTGTTAAACCCAAAATACTGCTGATTCGGTTCGTTGTACATTGATGCAACAAATTTCTTTCGCAGCTGTGCCGGAGCAGATATGCCGCCACCACCAGACATCAATTGCGCGCGGCCAGCATCTGTTTCAATACCAGAGAATGTCGGATATTCCGATTGAATAGATCTGTTTATGTCTTTAATTTTAGCTTTTGACGGGTTCCGCTGCTCTATCAGATCCAACAATATCTGAGACGGGGTTACAGAGTAGTTTTCCGCACCTTCGGACATCGTTGCTGGGGTTTGAAGAATTTCGCCAGTGCCGCCCTGGGCAAGGTTCTCTGCCCTAGCTTGATTCACACGGTCGCGGATGCGATTCACTATCACTGGTGCAGACGCGCCAGCAATGTTCCCCTTTTGATGCGCGATATCACGCGCATATGCTTGACCGCCATGCGTCAACACTGGGTTTTTCAATTCCACTTCGGAAACGTTGGTGATCAGTCTGTTGCGGCTGGAATTATCCCAAGGCATTACGCCAATGCTTGCGCCCATATAATCTTCGATGTTAAACGGCTTTTCCGGCAACAAACCGCCGATGTCACGCGCAGCGTAGCGCGTACCAACCGCTGCCGGCATCTTGGGGCGCGTTGGCAGGAATGCTGCCGCTGCTGCGCCACCCTTGCCAAGCATTGCAGCCAACTTCGGGCCCATCACTGACGGGTCAAGAAAGCCCGACGCAAAGTCGCCCGTGGACTCGGCAATGCTGCCAGTCCTGGGACTTGCCACGCCACCTTGTATGGCTTTGTCGATCATCCAATCGCTGCCGCCAACAGGCTTCTCGTCGCCCACGCCAAACGCACCGGACACCATGTTCATCAGGTCAACAGGAGCGCCAGCAGCACGGTACGGCAACCGTGACAGGCCCGTAAGCGCGTCAGAGCCGGTCTGCTTTACGTCCTGCCACGATGGCAGGCCAAAGTCCCAGCCGCCCCCCTGAGAGGCTGTGGGCGCATTATCCACGCCAGCCACGGGCACAACGTCACCCAGGCTAGGGCGCTGGTACTGCAGTGCTGCGAGGAGGCGTTCTTGCGGGGTCATCTATTACGTCCAGGCGGGAATGTAGTACGTCGTGCCATCCAAAATTATGGGCAGCCATTTGGACGGTGCAGTAGTTCCCGTCCCCGGCTTGTTGGTGGCCGTGAATGTCGCGGTCTGCGCGCCAGTCGTTGCTGCGGTATTGATCGTAAGCGCGGCGGTTCCTGCGGCGATACCAGTCATAGTCAGTGCTTGACCGCTGCTCGGCGCGTTGATTGTGGCGTTGCCATTTGGAGAAATTAGGAACCGCTCGTTCCACGCGCCTGCACCGTAGTTCCAGACGCCGAACGTGCCAGCGCCAGCCTGAAGCGTGACGTTATTATTTGTCGTACCGTCTGCAAGAGTAATGCAGGGGCCGTTCTGGATTGTATTAGCAGACGAGGTTCGCGTGATTAGGAAGTCTGACGTAGTGCTGCCAGAACCAATAGCGCCCGCCAGGCTTAGAGTTGGAACCGTTGAATTGCCGCTGACCGTTAGGGCCACACCAGTCGCCGGAGCGCCAATAGACACATTTGCAGGAGCCGTTCCACCCGACAAAGTGCCGTACAATTCCGTAAAATTGCTATTGGTCTTTGTGAATGCTGTCCGAGCAGGGTCGCCCGTGCCGTCATTAGCGGCTGCACCAACGTTGATTACCTGCTTGGCCATAATTCCTCCTTACGCGCTGAAGATGCCGACAGCCATGACCTCAACGCCAGCGCCGGTCGTGACCTTCCACGCGCCGTTCTGCGAGACAGCGTTTAGCTCGATGTTGTAGACGCCGATACCACCACCTGGCGATGCAGGCAGCACGGTGTGCGTCAGTACGCCAGCGCCCGTGCCGTCTACGATCAGCACGTTGCCCGTGGCAGCGGTTGATACGGTGCAGATCAGGCGGTGCAGGTAATCACCCACTGCGCCCGTGCCGCCAAGCACCAATGCGCTTGAGCTGACGGGGACGTGTTCGTACTGATACCGATACGGATTGTTAACACCACTCATATTCGTGCTCTCCTCTGATTTCTTTGTTCGTGTACGGCCCACATGTCGTTAAGCGAGACCTCGTTATCCGGCCCAACCATCAGTGGCTTCTCAAGTTTCGGCACTGGCCGTGCGGGTTCAATCTGCCACGCTACGGCAAGCATTCTAAAAGCGTCTGCGGGATGCGAACACCAGTCATGTCGTGGTGTCTGCCTGAATGCTTTCTTGTCTTCGTCGTATTCACGTTGGTACTGTCTCAGTGCTTCGATGCCCTCGTCGCAACGTTCCACATGGAACCAACAGCGAGGCAGTATACGCCGCACTGCTTGGATGCCGTCCTGGACGCCCAGGTCAGGGACGATAGTGAGGTTAGCTAGCCCCAGAAACTCTGCCATCTGCTCGATGATAGACCGGCCACCGCTTGCGAGCGTCTTTGCCCGCGCGTCATGCGGTAAATGGTGCTTGCCGTACTTGTATGGCTTTGAGAGCACGACCTCGCACAGCTCCTTGATCGTGGCGCCCGAGACCGCGTAGAAATCGAGTACACGGATTTCCCCGCCCACCACTTGATACCACCACACCGCGGTATCGTCACGGTATCCAAGATCCCACGACGTGTAGACGGGCACTGCGGGGTCGTATGGTACTTCGCATATCCGGCCATCCTCTGACGCCAAGCGCATCTCTGTGCCGTAGATTGCCCCCGTTATGGCCGCTTCAAAGCTGCACTCGTACTCTTGCAAGTACTGGTCTTCGCTAATCTGTGCTTTTGCGGCTTCTAGTTCACCGGCTGGCAACAGGCCAGATTTGCTGGCCGGCAGCGCCATGTAGAACCAATCAGGATTGTTTTGCGCGGTTTTTACGATATCCCAGAACTGATTCTTTCCTTTTGGTGTACCCATCATGACGGCCCAACCGCCCTTATCACTCAGGGCTGGCCTCACGACGAGCGGGAACACGCTAGGCTTCCAGTCTCCAAACTCATCACAAATAATGCCGCTAAAGCCAAGGCCACGCATCGAGTCTGCAGAATCAGCCCCATGCAATCGAATCACCGCGCCGTTCAGTAGCGTTACAGTTAGTTCCTGCTCATTGCTTGATCGCATGATTGGCGCGGCGAATTCTTTCAAATAGCCCCAGGCAACTGACTTAGCCTGCGAGCGATACGGCGCGACGTACCCAAAGAGCGGGTACGGGCCTTGGTATGTGATGGCAGCACGGATCAGGTCGTTGATGGCCGCCACGGTCTTCCCACCGCGGCGATGCACTACTAGGCACGCCCACCGCTGGCTCCGCCGGTGGAACGGCATAAACGCAGCCCTCGGGGTGTAGTCAATGACTACTTCGGTTCGTGCCATCGCACCACCAGTTCGACAGGCCCCTCGTCTTTACCCGTCAGTTCTTGACGCGCAAGGTCGGGCGCAACCTTCCCCAGCAGGATCTTGCCAACTTCAACTTGCGTCTTTGTCAGTTCGAGGTCGCCATCGAAATGCTGAACAAAGCGCCGGATGATGTGGCTGGCCTGTATCTTGGCCTTCCAGTCATCTCGCAAGGTGGTATGTATTTTCCTAGCTGCCATGGTTTTGATTTTGTGAGAGTTTTTGAAAGATACCTACTCTGGGAGCGTACATAAAAAAATGCACATGGACTACCTAAAAGGTGGCTTCCATTTCGGTAAAGGGTTACGGCCTTGGTGGCTGCATCGCGTTAGCGAGTTGCGTACCACTGGCGGCCTTCGGGTTCGGTGGCTGCTGTGTGCTGGGCATCGTTGC